CCTGGGCGCTGCTCAGGCCCAGTTCGGCGCCCAGCTCTTTGACCTTGTCCTGTGCGGCTTGAAGGTCGCCGATGGCGGTGCCGACCAGCGAGCCAGCGAAGCCGCCGGCTTGGCCGCCGAGCAGGCCGCCGATCGCACCACCCACAGCGGCCTGGGGCGATTGGCCGAAGAGGAGGGGGAAGGCGCCGCCGATGGCGCCGCTACTGAGGCGGCCGCCGAGGCCCTTGAGCAGGCTTTCGCGGATGCGCTTCTGCTCCTGGGCAGCAAGCTCTGCTTCCCGCGTTGCGATGCGGCGCTGGTTGCGTTGCTGCTCGGCTTCCCATTTGTAGAAGGCTTCGCGGCGGGCGCGCATCCCGCGCACCATGGCGGCGTCGATTTCGGCGTTGCTGACGGCGCCGAAACGACTGCGACCGCTGCTGCGCTGGTTCGGGCCGATCGGGTAGGCGTAGGCGTTGGTCTGGCGTTGCTGCTCGGCGCGGGTGGCGGCAAGTAGCTGCAGGCGTGCTTCAAGGAGTTCGAGTTCGCGGCGGAGCGCAGCGTCGGTGGCCTTGCTCAGATCAATCTGGTTGCGGCTCAGCTGCTGGTTCAGCTGGTCGCGCAGTCGGGTGGCTTCGCGCAGCTGGCCTTCGGTGGCGCCCAGCTGCTCCAGGGCGCGGATCTGTCCGCTGTAGTCGTAGACGTTGCGCTGGCCGGCTGCCGCTCCAGCAGCAGTGCGGTTGACCTCGCGGCGGATCTGCAGCTCCTTTTCCAGAAGGACGTTGACCGCGTTCTGGACGCTGAGGCTCTTGGAGGCGACCTTGGATGCCTGGACCGCTGCTTCGATGCGTTCACGGCCGGCTTGGGTGCTGGCACCGCCGGCACGCTCCAGCGCTTGGAGGATGGTGGCTTGGCGCTGCTGGGCGGCGGCAAGGCGCAGCTCGCGGGTGATGCGGGCGTCTGTTTCTTTGGTCTGGGCGCGCAGAACGTCGAGGCGCCGACGCTCCAGCGTGTAGACGGTGCGGGTGGCGTCGACCTGGCGGCCGGTGTTGAGGTTGGAAGCTGGGCCCTTGTTTCGCTTGTCCGTCGAGATCAGACGGTCCTGGAGCGATGCCAGTCGGCGCTCCAGCTCGCGGATGTTCTTTTCGGCGCCGGCCGTTTGTACGCGCAGGTTGATGTTGGCGTCAAACTGGGCCACGGACCACGGCGCTGGGGCGTTACCCGAGTCTAGGTCGCATGAAAAAGCCGCCTCAGCGGCGGCTCTTGGCTTTGCGCAGAGCTTCCTCCTTCTGCTTGTTTAGGTAGCCGAAGTACAGCGACCACAACAGAAGTTCCTCTTCGGTGACTTCGTTCCAGAGGCGGGTGAGGGTGTAGCCCAGCTCTTTGGCGACGCCGAGGCTGAGGAGGAGCCAGCTGTCCTCCTCTAGTTCTTTAGTCGTTGCTTTTCATGTCGATGACTTCGTCGTCTGGGTTGCCGTTGTCGAGTACGCCCAGCATCAGGAGCTGGAGGTCGCTGTCGCGGACTTCGTTGCGGAGTTCGACGGCGTCGCCGGGGGCGAAGAGGCGTTGACCGTTTTCGTCCAGGGCTTTATCGACGAGGAGCTGAAGGGCAAAGGCGTTGGGGTCGTCGTTGCCGGTGCGCTTCTTGGCACGGTCGCGCTCCGCCATCGTCAGGGGGCGGGACCAGAAGGTGAAGGTGGTGCCGTCCGACAGCTCAACGTCTTTGCGGCTCGGTACTAGGTTGGCAGCCTTCTTAAGGCGGTCGATGGCGCGGATGGCTGCTGCCATGCAAACTCAAATCAATACCCGTTTAGTCTAGTACGCGCCAGCAGAAGAAAGCCCCCGCCGGAGCGGGGGCGAACATTCCACCGACAGTCTGGATCAGGTGAGGCTGATGTTGAACAGGTGGGTGGGGGGCTTAGAGAGGCTGAAGTTGATCGAGGCCACGATGGCGTCGGTCGTGTTCACCGAGATGGAGAAGCCGTCCAAGGACACCTCAGCCTCGATGTAGGAGGAGAGAGTGTCGTCGAGGACGTTGCCAGCGCCTTCGATGGCCTTGACGTAGAACTTGACCGTGGCGCCGGCCTGGTTCTTCAGCAGCGAGTTGGCAATCAGACGGCCGCTGAGGCTGGTCTGCTCGCCGCTGAACAGCACGCTCATCGTTCCAGAGCCGCTGGCGAAGCCAGGGATGCTGGTGCGGAAGCCGGCGAACTTGTCGGCGGCACCGCCCACCTTGCAGGGCAGGGTGGTGATGTCGATGGTCTCGCGGGAGAAGTCGATCGACCACTCCTGCACCATGCACACGAGGTCATAGGCCCCGTAGGCGATGTTGATGTGGCCGGTGCTGTTCTCGCGGGCGGTGGTGAGCGTCGCGGTGCCGGTGAACGCCGTGGTGGGCGCTGTGGCGTCGAGCGCCACTCCGGAGGCGTTGCGTCCGCCGGTCAGGGTGATGCCGCCGGCTGCGGTGGTGTAGCCGGTGCCGGGGGTGGTGATGGTGATGGCGCCAGCGTTGATGGCACCGCCGGCGGGGACCACCACGGTGGCGCGAGCGGTGTTGGCTGTGCCCTGCACCAGGCGCACGTCGGTGTAGGTGCCAGGGGCGTAGCCCACACCGGCGGTGGCGGCAGCCAGGCTGGCCACGCCAGAGCCGGCGTTACCGCCGAGGCCGTCCAGCGTGATCGGCACACCGCCTTTGGTAGCGGACACCGAGATGGTGGTTTGAGTCTTGTCGACAACGAAGTATTTGGTGTTGACCGTTAGCTTCGGGTCGATGGTGGCCGAACCATCGGTGGTGAAGACCACCGGGTCACCGATGTAGTAGTCGTGGTCGCCGGGGACCGTGATCAGCTTGCCGAGCGGAAAGTCGGAGGCATCCTTCAGGCAGTGCTTGACGCCTGCGGGCTTGAAAGTGATCAGTCCGTCGCTCCCGGTGAGCGCGGACGTGTTGCATGAAACTGGCACTGGTGTACCTCAGTAGACGACTTGCGGGGGCGTCGCCTGCGGGGGCTCAGGCCCTCTAAGTGTATGCAGCTATAAGGGAACCGCTCAAACGGCTCATGAAGTGCGGCCGGCCGTCGAGGGCGGTGAAGCTGGGGCCGTTCAGGCTGAGGACGCGGGCTTTCGCTCCAGCGGCAGCGTGGTAACGGAGGGCGTTGAGCTGCTTGCTGATCTCGGTAGCCAGGGTTTGGCCTCGGCCGGGACCTTGGCCTTTGGGGGTGTAGATCTCGATGACGATGGTGCCGCGCAGGTCTTCGACGTTCTCGCAGAAGGTGGGTTCGACGGTGGTGCCGAAGTGGATGCGCACCAGCACGAACTCGGAGGTGGCGTCGTCGGCGTCGTAAAGCTGGTTGTCGACGTAGACGGGAACGGTGCCGGCGCCGGCGATTACGGCGTCTTCGAGGACTTTGCGGATGGCCTGGAGCGTCATGGCTTACTCCTCACCCTGGCGGCCACGGAAGCCACGGATGCGTGGGTCGGCAGCAACGCGGGCGGTGGTTTGCTCAAGCGTCAGGCGTAGGTTGCCGCCTTCGATGTACTGGGCGTACCAGTCCTGGACGGCGGTTTCGTTGCCACCGCCTTTGATGCGGCCGGGTTCGAGGTCAAGCGCCACGTTGCGGTAGCTCATGGCGTTGCCAATCGTGTAGGAGATCGACTTACGGCCTCGCGCGCGGGGGATGGTGACGCTGGTGAGCTGGCGCGGTTGCGGGAACTTCGGTGGGTTGGGTTTGCCGGGACGGTTGGCGGCGATCGAAACGTCACCAGAACGCACGACCCAGGCAGACTCGAACTCGCCCGTCCAGTAGGGGCCGATCTCTTTGAGGTCGGTGACGATTTGGCGGGCAGCTTCCTCGCTGACGACGTTTTTGATGTTCTCCACCCAGGTGCGGAGGCCGGGCAGCTTGAAGGTTGTGCGGCGGGCCATTACTGGGGGCGGGCGATGACGACAAAGAAAACCGGGTTGTCGCCACGATAGGTGCGGGGTTCGATCACCTTCAGGCGTTGCGTGCCAGTGCCTTTGGGCACCTCAAACCAGTCCGAGGTGGTGATGTAGTGGCCGCTGATTTGGCCTGGGTCGATGAGGATTTTGACGTCGGTGGCCTGGTAGAGGCCGCTGAACTCGGTGGGGTCGATCTTCGTGATCACCAGCTTCACCGGGGTGCGCGTTTCGGTGGGGGTGATGGTGCCGGTGGTGGAGTCGTAGGTGGAGGTGCCGGTCTGCACGAACGTTCCAGCCTGGCCCCATTCCTGGATGAGGGGGCCGGGGATGGGGCCGAAGACGGTGTCGACCTTGCTCATGTCAGTTGCGCTTCAGGCGGATCTGGCGGTTGGCGGAGCCCGTGTACCAGCAGCCGATGATGTCGCGGAGCCAGGGGAAGACCCGGAGCACGGTGGGGCCGGTGGCGGGGAAGACCTTGGACGACCCAGCAGAAGAGGAAGCGGTGTCGAAGTATTCGACTTCGAGGACGTCGAGTTTTTGGCGTTTGATGGCGCCGGTGGAGGCGGTCGCGGCGCCGCCGATCAGGGCGGTGGGGTTTTGGGAGAGGGCCAGGGCCAGTTCGCTGATGGCGCGGGTGTAGCTGGCCGTGAAATCGTTGCCGCAGCAGTCTTTGGTGGTGTCGAAACAGAGCTGGCCCAGCCAGGTGTTGGCCTCGGCCACGAAGACGTCGGGGTCGGTGACGGCGTTCCAGGCAGCAGCGCGGGCGGTGTCGACGAAGTAGTTGAAGACGTCGGCGGTTGTGACGATCGGGAGGGTCATAGGGGCACCGCGATGACGTCGTAGCCCTGGCGCTGGAGGCGGCGCTTCAGGTCGCGGGCTTGCTCTGGGTTGCAGTCGATGACGGGTACAAAGCCGCGCGAGCGCATGTGGTCGGGCACAGTTTCGCGGGGCTCGATGTAGAGCCGGATGCAGCCCATCATGTCCGGCCCAAGAGGCTGCGCCAGTCTAGGCAGACTGGGTACAGCCTCTTCTTTCCTATGGCCACCAAAAAGACAGCTGCCGCCAAGGTGGCCGCCACCGTCAGCCCCGATCCCGACACCCATGAAGAAGGTGGGGCAGCACCCGCCGCTCCAGTGGAAGACGCGCCTCAGGAGGATGCGCCCGATGACGTGACGGTCATCATTCCTGACGAGATGGAAGCCGCTCCAGCTCCTGCACCGGCCCCGGCTGCAACCACTCCTGGTGGGGGGCTGAACGCAGGTGACCCCACTGGCTACGCCGCTTGGGTGGTGCCGGCTCCCGTTGCCGCAGCCGTTGCACCTGTTGGCAGCTCGGGCTACTACATGGGCATC